TAGGGAAATGCCGCTCGTGTATGACGCAGTCAACCAGATCCAGTCCGTGGAATGGGCCATCAATCCCAAGGTGCTTGAGGTCATCCGGCACTGCTTCGAGAACAACCTGATGGTGGGAGGCATCCCCGACAGGAACGGCACTCCGATCCCGCCCAGGCCGGATCCAGCCACAGAGGACGCAGAAGCCAAGAGGCAATGGAAGAAGCGCGCGGCATTCACGTACCACAAGAACGACGCCGACCGCACGACGCTGTATGCCGTGGCACGCAGCCTGAAGCTTGCCGAGCGTTTCCTTGGACAATCCATCTGGTTCCCTCAGGAACTGGACTTCAGGGGCCGCATCTATCCCAAGCCCATCTACCTGAACAACCAAGGAGCCGACTGGCAGCGGGCCTTGCTGACCTTCTCGAAGGGCAAGCCAGTGGACAGCAATGCCTACAGCTGGCTTGCAGTCCACGGAGCGAACTGCGCTGGAGTGGACAAGGTGCCGTTCTCGGAGCGACTGAAGTGGGTCACCGAGAACCATGCATGGATCGTCAAGTGCGGACAGGATCCGATCTCCAACCTACAGTGGACCGAGACGGACAAGCCCTTTTCGTTCGTTGCGTTTGCCATCGAATGGGCTGCCCTAGCCAACGACAGGAACCACCTGTGCTCGCTGCCTTGCCACCTGGATGGATCCAACAACGGACTGCAGCTGTTCAGCTTGATGATGCGTGACGAGCTTGGAGCGATGGCCACGAACTGCCTGCCCAGCGAACGCCCTAACGACATCTACCAGCTGGTGGCAGACAAGGCCGTCGAGAAGCTGGGACAGATGAGCGATCCGCTGGCCCAGTGGTGGATCGACTTCGGACTGAACCGCAAGACCACCAAGCGGGTGGTCATGTGCCTGCCCTATGGGCTGACCAAGTACAGCGCCAAGGCATACATCAGGGACTGGTACATGGAGGAATGCGCCCAGCGCCGGATCAACTTCGGGTACGACGTGTTCAAGCACATCTCGCTGCTGACCGGAGTCGTGTGGGAAGCCATCGAAGAGGTCGCCTCCAGTGCCACGAAGTGCATGGACTGGCTACGCAAGTGCTCGGATGTGCATATCGAAAACGATATGCCGATCAGGTGGAGCACGCCCAGCGGGTTCCTGGTCGAACAGGCCTACCGCAAGATGGAGAAGGTCGTCGTCAAGACAAGCATTGGCAAGGCCATCCGCCAGCATGTGACGGTGGTCGATAGACCGGAGCTCAGCCCCAAGCGCAACCGCAACGGCATCAGCCCCAACTTCGTCCACAGCATGGACGCCAGCTTGCTCATGTCCGTCGTGCTGACGCTGCAGAACAACGGAGTCGATTCGGTGTCGTGCATCCACGACAGCATTGGGGTATGCCCGGCTGACGTGGGAATTCTGTCCACCGCCATCAGGGAATGTGCAGTGGACATGTTCTCCGAGCCGATACTTGAGCAGGTGCACAAGGAAATGATTTCGTACCTTCCTGCAGGAACTGACTTGCCCGAACCTCCTGCCCGAGGTACAATGGACATCAACCAGCTGGCAGATGCCGATTACTTCTTCGCCTGAGTGCTGGTATCAGGCCCAAACCCAAGACCGGAGAGATCCACTATGTCAAGCCGCAATCCGCACATCACGACCCCGAAGGGCACCGCTGTCTTTCCCAAGCTCAACGAGCCCGACCGCCGCTTCAAGGCCGAAGGCGAGTACAAGGTCACGCTTCGGCTGCCCGACGCAGAGGCCAAGCCCCTGATCGCGCAGCTGGAGAAGATCCGCAAGGAGGCCTATGACGCCGAGGCCAAGAAGATGGGCAAGAAGCTCAAGATGGCTGGCCTGCCTTGGGGTCCCGCCATGTCATGGAACGCAGACACCGAAGAGAAGGTGCCCATGCCTGGCTTCACCGACTTCAAGTTCTCGCTCAAGGCACAGGTCACGACGAAGACCGGCAAGTCATGGGAGCAGCGCCCGGCGCTGTTCGATTCCAAGCTCCAGCCCATGCCTGCAGACAGCGACCCCGTAGGCGGGGGATCGATCATCAGGGTGAACGCGGAGGTTTACCCTTGGTACACCGCATCGCTCGGCTTCGGGATCTCCCTGAGGTGCAGAGGCGTGCAGGTGCTGGAGCTCAAGACATTCGGAGGCGAGCGCAACGGCGCCTCGTTTGGCTTCGAGCAGGAGGACGGCTACCAGGCAGCGCCATTCCCGTCAGGAGCGGAAGCCTTCAAGGACGAAGGCAAGGACACGGACGAGTCCGCCGACTTCTGATCCATGAGCTCTCTCCCCTTTTCCCCGATTCGTATCATGATTGATCCGATTCCGTGTCCCAGGCCGAGGGTGGGTCGGTTTGGGGCATACTACCCGGCCAAGTATTCCAACTGGCGCAAGATGTTCCAGCTGGAGCTTGGCCGGGTAGTGGGGAAGGGTTTTGAGCCCAGCGACAGCTTCCTGTACGTGGACCTCAGGTTCACCTGCAGGAAGCCCAAGTCAACCAAGCTTCCCTACCCCAAGCCTGACATAGACAACTACGCGAAGGCCGTGCTGGATGCATGCAATGGCGTGCTCTGGTTCGACGATTCGCAGATCATCCGACTGGACGCCACCAAGCTTTGGACACCCACCCCCAAATGCGATCCGGAAATTCAGATAGCCGCTTCATCCGTCACGCCCCGTGCCCGGCGTGCGGTTCGCAAGACAACCTAGCCGTCTACGACGACGGTCATTCCTACTGCTTCGGATGCGGACACTACGTCCACGCCGAAGGTAATGCCATTCCATCAACGAGGAGAGACATGCCAACCAACCTAGTCGAGATCGAGTACCAGTCCTTGTCCAAGAGGGGGATCAACGAGGACACCTGCAAGCTGTTCAGGTACGGAGTCGCTGAGTACCGAGGCAAGCCTGCCCAGGTGGCCACGTACTGCGACGATGCCGGATCGCCTGTGGCACAGAAGATCCGCTTCCCCAACAAGGAGTTCATGATCGTCGGCGATGCCCGCAAGATGACGCTGTACGGCAGGCATTTGTGGAGGGACGGAGGCCGGATGGTCTGCGTCACGGAGGGCGAGATCGATGCATTGTCGCTCAGCCAAGTGCAGGGCAACAAGTGGCCCGTGGTCTCGATCCCCAACGGCGCGATGAATGCAGCCAAGGCATTCCGCGAGAACCTGGAATGGCTGGAGAGCTTTGACACCGTCGTCATCATGTTCGACAACGACGAGCCGGGACAGAAGGCCGCTAAGGAAGCGGCGCTTGTCCTGTCGCCAGGCAAGGCAAAGATCGCTTCCTTGTCCCTCAAGGACGCCAACGAGATGCTGGTGTCAGGCAAGGCCAAGGAACTGGTCGAGTCGATGTGGAACGCCAAGGTGTTCCGTCCCGATGGCATCATCCCAGGCACCGAGCTGTGGGAAGCAATCGTGAACGAGCCTTCGGTCACGTCCATCCCGTACCCGTGGGCCGGGCTCAATTCCATGACCATGGGCATCCGCCAGCGCGAGCTGGTGGTGCTGTGCTCGGGCACCGGCATCGGCAAGAGCAGCGTGTGCCGAGAGCTGGCCAGCTGGCTCATCGGATCAGGAGAGACCATCGGATACATCGCCCTTGAGGAGTCCGTCAGGCGCACTGCCCTTGGCCTCATGGGGATTCAGGCCAACAAGCCGCTGCACATCTCGATGGAAGGAGTGAGCGAAGAGGACCTGCGTGCTGCCTATGACTCCAGCGTTGGCTCCGGTCGCGTGTTCCTGTACGACCACTTCGGATCCATCGACAGCGAGAACCTGCTGTCCCGCATCCGCTACATGGTGCGTGGACTGGGATGCAAGTGGATCGTGCTGGACCACCTCAGCATTGTGGTGTCCGGAATCACTGCAGGAGACGGAGGCGACGAGCGCCGCCTGATCGACAACACCATGACTGCCCTCAGGTCCCTCGTCGAGGAGCTGGGATGCGGCATGGTGCTGGTCAGTCACCTGAAGCGGCCCGAAGGCAGGGGCCACGAGGAAGGCGCACAGACCAGCTTGGCCCACCTCCGTGGATCTGCGGCCATCGCCCAGCTGTCCGACCTGGTCATCGGACTGGAGCGGGACCAGCAGGACAAGGAAACCAAGGACATCACTAATGTCCGCGTGCTGAAGAACCGATTTACTGGAGAGACTGGACTGGCGACGGCCTTGCGCTATGATCGCACTTCCGGTAGGCTCAGTGAAGTCGCCATCCCGGAGGCTGGCGACGGTGAACAGGAAGCAGATTTCTAGGAGACACAGATGCCGTTCAAGTCAAAGGCCCAGCAGGGATACATGTTCGTCAAGCACCCCAAGATGGCCAAGGAGATGGCCGCCAAGACCCCCAACATGAAGGCGCTGCCGAAGCGGGCGCCCAAGAAGAGAGGCTCCAAGTGAGCGACAGCAAGTCCAAGGCCGTGGCCGACCACGCCACTCAAGACACCAGGGATCTGCTCAGGTTCGTCAGGGATCGCGCAGACCAGGGAGACCTGATGATGCACCTGATCGCAGATCACATCGAGAAGCTTGAAGCCAAGCTCAAGCAGTACGCAGAACGGACCAACGTCTTCTCGTGAACAAGGACCCTTTCCAGGATCTACGCGAGATTCTCAAAGTGACTATCAGACTGGTCACTCGCCTGAGAAGGGAGCGCGACCAGCTTCGGGCCGAGGCAACTCACCTCAAGTCCGAGGTCTGGGTGATGCAGCGAAAGCTGGAGATCCTGGAAAGGGAATACTCGAAGATCAAGGTACACCTCAACGACGATTGACCCACCACCATGAACACCATCACATTCGACATCGAGACCAATGGCCTGCTGGACGACGCGACACACGTTGTCTGCATGGGCATCAAGGTCAACAACAATCCGGCAGAGATCCTCACCAAGGACCAGATCCGCGAGGGCCTGCATATGATCCACAAGGCAGACATCGTCGTCGGCCACAACATCGTGGCATTCGACCTGCCCATGCTGTATAGGCTGTATCCCAAGTGGCCCGGTCCCACCGGATTGTGCCAAGACACCATGGTGATCGGGAGGCTTGAGTATCCAGACATCAAGGAAGACGACTACAAGACCGGAACGATGCCCAAGGAACTGATCGGGTCACACAGCCTGAAGGCTTGGGGCCATCGCTTGGGCCAGTCCAAGGGCGACTACCTTGAGGCAGTGACCGACTACTCGACGCTGGTGTACACGCCTGAGCTGGGAGAGTATTGCGTCAACGACGTGGAGCTGACGCACAAGCTGTACCGCTACCTGATGCAGCGCGACCCCAACGTCGAGGCCATGCACCTTGAGCACTTGTTCGCTTTCCACATCGCAGTGCAGCAGCGCAACGGCTTTGCCTTTGACTTGGCCAAGGCAGCCGAGCTGTACGCCACGCTGTCGGGAGTCAGGGACGAGCTGTCCAGGGAGCTGGTCGAGATGGTGCCTCCGACCGAGGTCAAGATGAAGACCAAGACCAAGCTGG